AGCACCCCAGAAAGATCAACCGCACTAATATCAAATTCAGTCATCGTCAGAGTCCTTTAGTTTACGCACGAGGTCGCCAAGTTCGTACTGAGCGGTTTGGAGACCTCGGATGGTTCCGCACAGTTCTTTGTAGTGATCGTAGGATTTCGCGCTACCCTCACTGACAACAGTCGTCAATTCCCTGACGTGATCTTCTATCTTCCGATTTAATAGCTCTAAGACTTTATTCATTGTTCACCTTCTGTGAGTTCAACAGGAGTTGTAAGCGGTGGGCGTCCTCCTTCTGGCTCAGGCTTTGCCCATGAATCTGCCCGCCGTGGGCCATCTTCTGCCCGTGCGCTTGCTGCGCTTGACCCATAGCTTGCTGCTGTTGTGCTGCTGCCATCTGTTGCTGTTGTTGCGCCGCTGCCATCTCTTGTGCGTGGCGGTCCATCTGCATCTGCATCTCCATGCGGTGCTGCTCTGCCAACATCACTGGGTCTGGGTTCTGACTACCTTGGGCCTGCGCTTTAAGCTCCAGTTCAGCCTGTTTAAGTAGCAAGTCCCCGTCAACCTTTTTAGCCTTAGTCGCGGCGTCCATTTTCTTAATCTCAAGTTCTTGCATCTGCATCTGCATGATTGGATCTTGCGCCTGCTGCTGGGCCTGCTGCTGGGCTGCTTGGCCTTTACTCTGCGCCAACAACTGCTGCGCGGCTTGTGCAACCAGACGCGACAACATAACTTCTGCATCTTCTGGCAAGTCCTCGTCTGGAGTGGGCAACGGAACGCCAAGCTGCTCCTCCATCTTTTTGCGGTACGCATACGCCAAATGCTCCGACATATGTGCGTCAATCTCAGCCATCATCTTCTGAGCTTGCGGGTTTTGACCAATCTGCGCCATCATCAACGGGTCTTGCTTCAGGGCAGTGTGCACAGCAATGTGAGCGTCGTGGTCTTGATAGATAAACGCTTTTGTTGGCTTGCCGTTCAAGAACGCCATGTTCTCAGAGACTGGATCACGTGGGGTCATATCATCTGTAACCGGCACAAGCTTCTCAGCGTTCTTTATGCCCAACACTTCTAGCATCTGACGGTGCAACTGGGGCAAGTCGTAAATCTGTGGGGCCCCTTGTGCCAACTGAATCGCCGCTTGATACTGCATGATCCGCTGGGCCATTGTCGCGCTGTTGGGATCACTGACGGGGATGACCTCCACCATGTCGTAGTCTTCTTGCTTGGCGGTGCGGTCTCCACTTTGGGGGTCGTACTCATACTCGGTTGGAGCGTAGTCCCTGATAATCCCCTTGAGCAGCTTAAACTCTTGCTTCATCGAGTAGTGCACCCGAGCCTGCACCGCGCTCATGGTTTTAAGCTGGCGCTCTAAGATAGCCAACGTGGTACCTACCGGAGCATTCGCACTCATGTCGCTGACCTTCATATCAGCAACTGAGCCAAGGCGACGCCCTTCTTCGGTGATTGTGGCTAAGAGCGCTGCCAGCACCTGTGACGGCTCCTTGTACGGCAGTGTCATGATGTTATCGCGCACTGTGCCCGACGGTACATCTACATCACGGAACTCACCGGGGCTAATGGGTGTGTCGTCGCCCTTGATGCGAAGCCCACGAGTTTTCAACCCACCGGGCAAGTTAGACAGCGTACCCGCATCTACGAGTTGACGGATGATGGATGTGCCTGCGCGTGCGTAACCACCGATCAGGTGGATGAAGCCAAACCCATAAGCACCAAACCCGGGGATGTAATCGTACTGTACGAAGTGCTGGCGTTTTGCCTGTTTCGCATCGTCCTCATCCCAGTTGCGGCGAATAGCAAGAACTTTATTAGTGCCACGGTCTATCGTAATGACGTATGGCAGCGCGATGCCATCTTCGTCTTCGTATCCGGGTAAGTCGTAGTCGATGTGCACTTCGAGAATCTGGTACCTGTCATCGTCAGTCAGCGAGTATCCTTGCTCTTGCGCTTTTTTCTTCTCCACATCTGAGTGGATCATGGCGGGCTCACCCAAATCTACGTCAACGTAGAACCCATTGACTTGTAGCTTACGCAGATCGTTCTTGGTCTTACGCATAACGTGCGTTACGCGCTCGGATGTACGCACTCCAGTGGAGCCGTAGGGGATAATGATTTCCTCTGCGGGTATAAATATGGACGTCTGCCGCCCAAGGCTGGGGTCAAAGTAAACCTTCTTAAACGCTGCACCAGCTAAGCCCAGATTAAATAACATCCGCTCATGCTCGGGCCGGTACTCAGGCATGCCTTCTGTAAGCTTGTAATTCATGTCATCCCGGACACGCTCGGCTGCTTGCTCTTTGAGCTTGTCTATAGCTCCAATGATCTCAGTCTTAACCGGGCCAGCCGCAGGAAACGTCTCGATAATGGTCTCACTTTGAAACCTAACTGCCGCTTCAGTCAACACGGTTGAGAACACGCCACATGCACCTATCCACGGCTCGGTTCGCTCTTCGTACTTCATCCCCAGAACTTCTAAGCCCTTGACATACATCTCAACCCAGTCTTTGCGACTGTTGATGTCCGCATCCACCAACTCAACAATATCGCTGGCTACCTTCTGCAGCGACCCCGGATCCATCTCCTCGGCTAAGTTAGCCGCAAAGTCCTCGCCTTTTTCACCTTCATCGGGCATCAAGTCAATCTCAAGGCCGTCCATACCAACGACTACACCCTCTGGGTTCTCAATCTGAATCTCTATACCGGGGCCTTCTTCCTCAGGCATGAGTGCGTCTAACCCCATTGGTGCAGGGTTCATGGAGGGGAACATATTAGTAGCCATTATTTAGTCCTTGTGCGCAGTATTGCGCGGTTTGTTTTGGGGTTGTAGGTGTATGCAGTAGCCGGGTGCCCGCTTTTAGAGGCTCGGTCCTTAGCGCGTTCTTGTGCTGTCATGCTATTACGCGCCTGCCCAGCAGCGGTTAGCTTCTCGGATCCCTCTTCCATTTGCCCACGCTTACGCAATAAGCCAATCGCCATATCACGAGATCCAACTTGCGCGGCAAGCCGATCAATCAAACTATCGGCTCCCATGAATTTCTGAGTCGTCATATGTATCCTCAATAGTACGCTTGCCGACGGTTTGCGTAGAAGGCATCATTATCCTCGCGGTCGCTGCTTAAGCGCAACATCCCACCCTTGCGAATTCTCATCAACGCCAGCGTCATCGTGTCCACCTCATCGTCGTGCTCACCAGCGGGGAAGGCCAAAATCTCCTCCACGGTCTCCGCAGCCCAACCATTCTCGGGGAACCACACGTGCCCAGACGCAAACATATCCGCTACCGCATTTAGCCGTGCAATCTTGTCCTGACCCTTACCCGGACTGAAGTCTTGCACAAATATACCTGACCTGCGCATTTCGTCAATCAATGGTTGACCACTGGCCTTAGCTTCTACGATCACACTGTCGGGCTCCCACTGGCGGTACTGCTCGTGAGCCATCGCTTTTAGTTCCGGAAACTCGTACTTCCCTTTGACTTTGTTTAACAAAATGACGTTTGCCGTGCCATCGTCCTCATTCTCCCACACCCCCCACGTATGGCATACAGAAAAGTCAGACCTGTTGCGCGTTGTAAGCGCCGTATCAAAAGACTGTACAATAAAGCTAAGCTGCGGCGGCTTGTCCTTGGTCCACCACCGTATCCAGTCCCGTTTAATGATCGCAGCTTCGGCTGCGGTGGGGTTTTGCTGGTACTGCGCGTACCACTGCCACATAATGTGGTGCATTGACGCCCGGGTTTGCTGCAGAGACTCAATTGACCACTGTTCGGGCCAGATAGACTTTTCATTCTCGGTGTGTTCGTTCAAAATGGCAGGAAACTCGAACGTTTCATACCTATCTCCCCCCGCATTGAGGGCCGAGTCCTTAACCAAGCGCCCAATCAAGTCCCTTTGGTGCCATCTTGTGTGTAAAACGCAGATTTTCCCCTCAGGCATGAGCCGAGTACGCAGACCAGCACTGAACCACTCGTATGTGGAGTCCAAAGAGTTCGTATTTCCCGCTTTAATGTCCTGCTCAGACAGCGGATCGTCGGCAATAATCAGGTGGGCACCCCGTCCAGCCAGCGCACCACCCACACCAATGGCAAAATACTCGCCACCCTTGGTCGTATTCCACTGCGCCGCAGCTTTTGCGTCGCTTGCGATGTTTGTATTTGGGAAAATAGCCTTGTATTCGGGCGTACTGATGAGATTTCGCACCTTACGGGCCATCACAACCGCCAAATCTGCAGTGTGTGAGGCCACAATCACCTTGTGGTCCGGGTGTTTTCCCAAATACCAAGCCGGGTAGTAGATAGAAATCATCTGGGACTTGCCCATACGAGGAGCCATAGACACCGCAATCCGGTTCTTGGTGTTCTCTTGCACTTCCATCAGCAGATGCCCAAGCCGCTTAAGGTGCACCCCGAACTTATAGTTAATATCAATAGCGGCAATGAACGACAAGAAGTCGTTTTGGGCCAGAGACACGCGTTTGCGCTCCTCTAACTCATCAAACATAGCAATCAATTCTGCAGAAGCGTTGGGCCCAACCCGCTTTAGTATGCTGTCAAGCTGTGCTTTATTTAGATACGTCGACATCTGTAATATCAATCTGCAGTTGTCTATCCGGCACGTTGGGGTTGTCCAGAGCTACCTCGGCTTCAAGCACCCGGGTCAGGCGCTCCCGCAGTAATTGCTCTAGTTCTTCCGTAGGCCGGTGGCGCAGAGTTACTTCTGACTTGTCCGTGAATAACCCGACATCGCTTATCTTGCCCAGCATCTCCAAAGACTTCAGGCGAACCCGTGGGTCTTTATTAGCAGACTCCACAATCAGCTTATTGGTTATATATGTTCGCAGTTGTACGGCTGACTGCACAACAACCTGATCGTATTCGGACAGCAGGGACTGCAGGTACACCACCACGGTGGGTTCCGATAGGTCGACATCGCTTGCCAACTCGCCCATGAATATGTCGCGGGCTTTCTCTTTGGCGTCGTCAGATATCTCGCCTAGAGTAGGTAGATTGTCAGTGTCTACTAACGCTGCCATGGCAGCGGATACGCGTTCTTCCAACGACACAAAGGTCGGGGAGTAGTCCGCAAGTGGGATATCGTAATCTATAAGTGGTGTATACATCGTGGCGAATTAGCAGCCTATGATGGTGGGATTATATACATAGTTTTTTTTCGTGTGTGTTTTATTTTTGACGGGGGCCTGTTTTCTGAAAGACGGGGGTGGGTCTGGGTAGGCTGAGGGTGGGGTAGTTTCTGGAGGTATTTTAGAAGTGGTAGCGGATGCTACGCTCAGCGTAAGCGGATGGGCGGAGTCCCATTGACCCAAGTGGTGGGTCGGGGGGCGGTGGGTCGAGAATAGGGTAAAACATTTAAGGTTAAACCTTTGCGTAGATATTGACAAGGGTTTAAATTCATGATGTAAT